AGCTTGTGGAGCCATAGATGCAAGCCCAATACTTGTCAGAGGATTTGATCTTATAAATGAGCCAGTTGTAAAACCTGCTCCTTCACCTGATGCAGCCATAGGGGCTCTTAAGGCTTTTTTTGGCCAGAACATATCTTTTGTTCTTCCCCATTTACCTAAGTTTTGTGACCATGGTGTAAAAGCTCTTGAAGCTTTCCAACCTCTGTATGCTGCAGGTCCGAATCTTGCTAACCAAGGGAGTGCGCCTAAGAAAAATCCATGATGTTCTCTGCCTTTTGTTTTAGGATATCTTTGGTCACCCACTAATCCTGTTCCAGTAGGACCACCATGTTTTTTTGGTTCTCTAATTCCATGCATGATTCCCTGTTTAATGGGACCACCCATATTGAACATTGGTCTAGTTAAAGTTCTCATTATTTTATATTTCCAAACATTGGTTGAGGGTGGAACATTTTTTGGTACAAGCCTCCCACTCCTAAAGCTGTGCTTAAAGCTGAAGACCAAGGACTTTGTTGTTGAGGCTGAGCATACTGTGCCGCTGCTACTCCACCAGTTAATCCTGTAATACCTTGACCATACTGAGCTAATCTTCCATATGGTTCATAAGCTTTTGTCTGTTCCGCTTGTTGACCCGCTGTTAGTCTTGCTTGTTCTTGGGCCTGTCTCATACTTCCAAGCTGTCCTAGAGCTCCGACGTCTGCTCCTAGTGCTCCTCTTTGAAAGTTAGATAAATTCATTTGAGCCTGTCCTAATCCTAATTGACCTTGAGCTATTGCTTGTTGATTTTGAAATGCTTGTTGAGCTGCTTGTTGTGCTTGACCAAATCCTTGTTGTAATAATCCTGCTTGAAGCATGGCTCTATTTCTATCGCTGCCTGTTTGATACTCTGCTTGTTGAACACCTTCACGTCCTCCGCCAAAGGCGCCGGCTGTTCCTAGTGCTTGATCTCTTAATTGTTGTTGTCGCATTGCTGCTTGTTTGTCAAATTCTGTTAGTGATGTATCAATTACATCCTGTTGATACGGAGACATAAAAGGTTGGTAAGCTGTTGGTCCTGTTAAAGCTCCTAATCCTCCTGCCGCTGTTCCTGCTGCAGTCACTCCTTGTTGAGCTGCTGTTAAATAAGGTTGATAGGATCCAACTCCTTGTTGAGCTAAATTAATAGCAGATGTTTGTAAAGGATCTTCGCCCGCAACAAATTGTTGACCGGTAAATTTACTTGTATCTATGGGTACACCATAGGTAGCCGTTGCCTGTTTGGCATAGTCTTTTGCTGTGTCTTCTAAATAACTTGGTAATCCGTTTGCCATTATATCATCCTTGATTCTAACATTGCTTGTTGATCATACATTTCTTGTGCTCCGTTAGGTTCTTCAATCATTTCTTCTTCGGAGATCATTTCTTCACCACCTAAACCTTGTGATTCTTCTGAAATCTGTCCGCCTTGTTCTAAATTTTCCATCATGTTTTCCATAACCTCTGCTCCTTTGTCGATGTCTCCCCCGCCCGCAGATCTTACAGCATCAGCTGTAAATACAAATTCATTTTTAGAAAGTCTGGCAGGTACATCATCAGCTCTTTCTTTTCCACCGAGTGCTACAAAGCCTCCTTCATTTCTATAATCTTTTTCCATGCCACCAAGATCCATGATACCACCTTCAGCTCTTCCCACTCTAACTCCTCCACTTGGATAATCAAATCTATTGTATCCGGGAGGTGTTGAGTATCCGGCAACATGAGAACCCATTAGTCCACCATTAGCTGCCATTTGAGGGGCTGCCATTTGAGGATCGAATTGAATATCTTGTTCTTGCATAGCTACTTCTTCGGGTTGTTGTTCCATTGCCGCTTGATAGACAATCATTAATTGTTCTTCATCTAATTCTTCTAATCGTAACTGAAAGATCTCCATTGCTAATGCTTCCATTTGTTCTCGTGTTGGTTCTCCTTGAACCTCTTCAATATTTTCTGCCATCATCCCTGTTGGTGTTTCTTCAATCATGGATTCATCTTCTACGAGTTCCCCACCTTGATAACCGGCTCTTTGAGGTTGTCCCTGAGCCATTGGGCCTTGACCTTGAGCCTGTTGTAAGACTGCCATTTTAAATTGTTGGTAAGACATCGTACCACCTTGGTTACGATACTTTTGATATTCCATTTTTAACATTTGTTCAGCTTGCGCTTGCGCTGGTTGACCACCATTAGCTAAGCCAATGATTCCTCCGTCTTTTCTAGGAGTGTACCAATTTGATTGAACAGAAGCTTCAGGAGGTAAAAACATTAAACTGGGATGTCTGTCTCTTGCTTGTTGTCTAATGTCAAGGATACTTGAAGGAGTAACATTCCATGGAAGTCCTTCTTCCTCGTCCTCTTCTTTTCCTGCAAAAAAAGGCGCTGCTATTCCCGTTACACCTAAACCTAACATTGCTGATTTGCCTGGATTACCTTTAATCCAATTCCATAGTCCACCGGATCTAGTACCCATAGTTTTTCCAGCTACTACATCAGGTCTTCCTAAGAATTTGCTGGCACCCCAGCCACCTAATTTAGATAGACCAGCTTTCATAGCTGAAGGAGCAAATCTTCCCCAGCCTACACCGCCGCCTAAGGAACCTAGTCCAAATGCCCCTAAGCCACCTATTAAAGCGGCTTTTCCGAATGGACTTTTAACTACTTTCTTTACTGCCTTTTTAATTTTCTTGAAGATACCATACTGTTTAACGCCTGGTTCAACTAGACCCCCTGGTTTACCTACGATCTTTTCATCGGGTGCCAAGGATCCTATACCATGCTGTCTATGTGGTTTTGTCATAATTTTGCCTAAATTTTGAACCTACTTTGTTTTACCAAATAAATCAAGCTTTGGCATCAGGACATGGACATCTCTTCTGATGTCTTTTTCGTCAATTCCTTTAGCTTTCCACTCTTCTTCGGTTTTATAAATCTCTTTTGTTTTTAAATTACTGATCGTTGTCGTCACTTTAGCTGGTTTAAGTTCCATTATACTGTAACCTCCTTTTTAATATTTAAATAAGTGATTCCAATGGTGGTAGAATCACTTGAACTCATAGTGACCTTTAATAGTTTGGCTCCCTCTACCACTAAGGGCAGTGTTAATATCTCTGTGCTGGCATTAGCTACCAGGGTTTGAGTATTAATAATATTAAAAGTGTTATTTTTAATCGTGATAGTAGGTGTATTACCTGTGTTATTAGTGACACGAAAAGACTTAATAATATAAGTTTCACTAATTAAAGGAAGAGTACCAGCTGGATCAAACATTGTTGTTTCATCCGTGGTTGTTAAAGTTACTCCATAAAATTTGTATTCATTAATGACTGCCATTATTCTAAAAAGAAACTTCTCGCTTCTATCTCCTGTTTAACTTCTTCTTGAAAAGAAGTATTAAGTTTATTAATGACAGCGTCTAAGTCTCTAATTAAGGCTTGTAAATTTTTTTGATCGTAATCCTTACTTGCTCTTGTTAATGCTTGAGTAATTTTTGCCATTATACAAGACTCGCTAATCCTTCTTCACTGAAAGAGTCTCCTTCTCCTTCTGCTATTTGACCGAATTCTTCTGAAGCTATTTGATAAGCTTCCTGCCAAGACATACCTTCATCCATTAATTCTTGTATTCTCATTTCGAAAGGACTCGTTTCAGCCATCTCACTATGAGGAACTCCTTGATCTTGCATAAACTCTAATGTGTTTTCATCTTCGAATTCTTCGTCTCCTTGATATCCACCAGGATTAACAACTCTTCCTCTGTTGTATCCAATTCTTCCGCCTTGAGCTGCTCCATGATGTCCTCTTACCTGACCACTAGTAGGATCTGCTTTACCAGTGAACCCACCTCGTGTAGAGTATCCTGAACTGGTCCAACCGCCAGTATCCCTAGTTGTATCTCCAGTAGTAATATTGGATGGTGCTTCAATTTTCTTTTTATTTTCAGCTAGTTTAGCTGCTAATTGTGCGTTGTAGTCGTCAAGTTGTTTTTGAAAAGTTTTTCTTCTCTCATATAATGTAGTAGTTCTTAATCTTTCTTTAGCCTTTAGATCACCCAGTGCAGCAGCTTCTTCCCAATCAGCTATAGTTTTATCAATCCTATCAATTCTTTTTTGTCCTCCCACTTCTAATCCCTTATCTGACATATAAGATACATTCTTACCAGCAAATAAATCCCTAGTTGGATTACCAGCAACTTGCCCCGTACCTACTGTATTAAAATACCCACGATTAAATGCTTCTTGTGGATTGTCTTTAAAATTACCGAGTATTCTTCCCACCATAGTATTGTTAAATATACTTTGTAGTATTCCTGTTTTTTCTGGAGGTGTAAATGTAGAACTTACGTCCGCTGTTCCAAATCCTTTATGAATATTTCGTTGTCCGGGAAAAAGACCTCTATAAGCATTATTGCTAGTCATGAGTCCTCTAGCATCAGCGAATTGATTACCCATTCCAGTATTTGGAATACCAAAATTCTGGTTCATACTTATTCCAAATGTACTTCCATAGTTATTAGGATTCTGTGATGGGACTAGTCTTGTAGTGTTTTTATCGATATTTTCGTACCATTGATTTCCGTCGTCTATACTTGTATCTAAATTTTGATTTATAAGTGTTGGGTTATATCCAATTCCTAATGCTGGCATTATCTCCTCCCGTCTGGTTGTATGTCCAGTCTAAATGATCCCAGTTTCCAGTCTTGGGAAACTGCGGTGTTTTCTATTTTAAGCGCAATGCCTCTAGCACGTGCGCGTGTATCTACTTTATCAGTGGAACTTGTGATTGTAAAGGGTCCTAATGAAGAACCCGCTGCTGCATCATTGGGATAATTTCTCAGCATTAAAGTGATCCGAGTGTCTCCGGTCTGGGTAATAAAGTCAGGTAGAAATCTTTTAATCTTCATTAGATATTCCCCATCTCCTCTGAGATCTGGAGACCCTAAAAGCTGTCCTTGTGCTGCACGTTTTTGTGTAATATCAAAATCTCCTGATGTAATTTGAGCTAAGACAGCGGTTACTGCTCCACCTGCATTAACTTGATCGGTCCCTGTTTCATGTTCATAGTAGATAGTAATTCCATCCGTATTGCCTACTACATCAAATGAAACATCATCAGCATTGTCATAATAACAAGCATGAGGTTTATCAAAGATGGAAGAATCTTCCCAGGCCGTTCTTGGCAAAGAACCAGTATACCATATCGGTTTTTTGAGCATGACAGATTCTAGATAGTTATAAGTAACTACTCGATCCACTACATTCGAACCTGAACTACAGTAAAACCAGCTCACTTCTCCAAATAGATTATTCAAACCACAATTAACAAGGTTCCTTGAAGTACTATTCAGATCATCAAAAACATAATCTTCAACAAGGCATGGCATCGATTGAAGCTGACCTGCGTATTGAAAGAATCCATTTTCTGACATCCAGAAAGCGGTACCATCCACTTCCATGCAGGCATTCTTACCAATGAGTCCACAGTTCGTTCCGACTTGTTCAAAAGAAAAGGTAAAGGGCTGACCGACAAAACGCATCAAAAAGATGGCTGAATCTGTCCAAATGTAAATAGCATCTCGACCTCGAATAGCGCCCATGATTTTAGAACCATTGGCTAGTCGTTGAGTTCCTGCCGTATTCGTTGCGGAAGGAGTATACTCGCTAGTGCTTTCCTGATCCGAGAATCTTATAAACATATCATCTTGAGTACTTGATGTACCAATCGTTGTTTCAGTTCCTAAAAAAATTAAGTGCCGATCTACGGGAGATACTAACATATGTCTTGAAGCTGTTGGTGCACCCGCAAGAACTGTGGCTCTAGTTCCAGTCGGATTGGCAACGGTTGGGTCCCATGAAAAACATTTACTATTATAAATTAAAGCAATGAGAGTAGTACCATAGTTATCTAAAATCCACATGCCAGGTTCCAAGGTTACGTCTTCTGTAGAAGATTGGCCCCAGCCAACGTAATCTGAAATGTTAGTAACAGTTACACCCGCTGTATGTCCAGCTAGAGTAGTTCCATTTTGAGCACGGGCACCACCACTTAAAGTTCCTGTGACTATATCATTGGCTGTAAAAGTAATATCCTCGGTCCCTATTCTAATTGTTCCTGAAGTAGGAAAGGCTGCCGAACTGGTTAAGACTACAGTTGTAACTGACACATCGGACGCAATTGTTGTTGCTAAAGTTGTT